ATAGCATAATTCATTTTAACTTTACTATTGTCGCTTTTGGGTCGCATCATGTTTGTTGCCATCTCCCATTTTAGTAACATCTTAGTACCAAGTATTAAAACTCCTTCATATAATACTTCAATAGATCTGGAAACTTTTTCAAAGTTAGAATCTAAAACTTCTAATGGAGGATTAAATGTATCATCTTTAACTATAACTCTAGTACCACCTGTAGCTGTTTCTTTTATCTTGTAAACCTCATTCATATATGTTTTGTAATTAAAATACAAAACATCTATTTGATTATTATCACTTTGATCGTAAGAAGATTTATTGTTATATGCAGAAGTGTTATTTGGCTGTTTACTTATTTCTTCTAACTGTTCTTGAGATAAGTTTGGAAACTCTTTTTTTAATTCATTTATTGGTATTGTTTTTATTTCTCCTACATAATAAATATCTTCAAAGTTTGGTGACTCTGTATAAGAGTAAACTAAATTAGCAGGGTCAACATATTCAACCTTGATACCTTCAGATTCTGTAAAAGTATTTTTAACACATCCGATACCCAGTACAGTAAGATCATAGTAAAATCTTTTCTTTGTAAGTTCATACTTGTTTGATTCAAACAATACATTTAATGCTTGTTCTTCTGCTATTTCTATAGCTTGCTTATATGTAAGCTGCATGTGCAACTCAAGTTCTTCCTGTGAATCAGGTAATTTTTCTTCTGGAGTATTTGCAATATCAACACCAAATGCTTGTTTTGTAAAAGCATTTAATTCTTTAGTTCTCATATCAGCCAGTAAGCTCTCCATATACTCGGTTCTTTTACTAATACCGTATGGATCTTGAGAGTATGCTTTTATGTCATAGGTTCTTTCAGCAATACCATTAACTACAATATCTACAAACTTTGGAATAATTGGAACTGGTTTCCAGTCTAAATTTAAATAAGACAAATCACCATTTATAGACAGTTCATCTTTATATTTTTGTATAGATTGTTCTCCTCTAGCATATAATCTTAATCTATGAAAATTGTCAAAGTTTGTTCTATATCTATCGCTACCATAGTCAGTGTAGTAAAACCATTCACTTTGTATAGCTTCAGCAACTTTTAGTCCATACTCTTGACTCATCTTTTCAAGATCACCAACTACTTGACTAGGGAAATAACTTTTAATACCTGATTGAGCCATATTATTGTTTTATTAATTTAGATGACATGCCTTCATTTTTATATCTAGCAAATCCAATGTTTATTTTTTGTTTTTGTTTTTGCACAACAGGTGTGTATAAGTTTCTATTACAAGCCATAACTGCTAAACCACTACTTATTGATGCATCAAATTTAGTTCTATTATTTATATCAAACTTAGACCAATCATTTAATGTTTTGTTAAAAAACATATCTCCATAACTACCGTTTGGTGTTGCACCAACATAATTTTGTATATACATTTCAATAGCTGCAGCATGTGCTTGTTTCATATCTTCACTAGAGTTTGGTATGCCACCTATTTCTTTTTCCGTTATAGATAATTTATTCCAAACTCTATCTGGTCTATTCATAGAGTAACCTCTATACCCCCTTCTTTTTAAATAATAAAGAAGTCTTGGTTTGTTGTTTTCTGCAAGTATAGGCATTCCATAAAATACTAACGCCATTAATACATCTTCAAAAAATATTTCTGCTGTTTGAGGTCTAGCAATATATTCTAAGAAAAACTTATTTGGTGGAGCATCCTCCATAGAAAACTTTGTTAATCCATGTAAAGCTCCCTTAGAACCTTGACCGTCAACAGTACCAGATATATCATAACTATCACATCCAAAAGCACCTATATGTTCGTTACCGGGTTTTTTACCATTATTAGTTTCTATTACTCTATTTTGTAAATGATTTTGAGGTATCCAACTAATATTAAATCTACCTTTTGGATCTGGGTAAAATATTACTTTAGAGTCTTTAATTCCATTAATCCACTGAAAATTACCTGTAGTTATAGAAACATTATTTTCCATAACCTCATTGTAGTCTATTTGCTCGTATATTTTAGTTAAATTAAATATACTATTTTTTGTTTCATCCCTAAAAGCATGTTCCTCTGTTCTAGGAAATTGTCTGTAAAACTCGTTTAGTGCATCAGGATCATTTTTTAATCCATCAACTTCATTTTGCCAGTGTTCTAATATACCTATGTCTATGTAATCCCCATAAGGTCCTTTAACTTCTTTTTCAGGTGTATCAAATACTGGCTGACCGTATTCATCAATAAACCCTTCGTAATTCCATTCCATAGGAATAAAAAGGCTATAAAGCCCAGAACTAGTCTGCCCATTTCTATTTCTTTTGGTGACATCAGAATCTCTATATAGTTTTTTAAAATTACCGCCACCCTTATCTGATGAGTTACATGTACTACCCATCATACATTTACCTATAACTCTACTACCTAATCTTAAGGTTGTTTTTGTGACTCTCCAGTTGTTGAGGATGTTGTTTGGCTTTTCCCACTTTCCGGATTCATCATGTACCAATAACTTGATCTTTTCTCCATCGTAGGAGTTATCTCCTGTATTTTTCCAGTCGATTGTGGTGTCCAAGCCCTGTAAATCCTCTGTCCTGTCGGTGCTCGTAATACTCCGTCTTGTAAGTTTTGATGCTGGAACTCTAAAAGCGAGTTCTGTTTTTGGTCTATCCATGCCGTCTTGTATTGGTTTGAAGAAGAACGGATAGTTGACGGATATAGGCACCACTTTGTCGGTGAACATTTTCTTCGCATCGGGACCGGACTTGGACAGTATTCCGTACCTCGCATCACTGGATATTGTTGCAAGGTTGACAGTTTCACCAGACGCCATGAATGAGAAGCCGGATCGTCTGTTCTTAAGATAACACATCCCGTAAGATCGAAAGTCGGCTTTACAGGCTTCCCAAAAGATGTAGAATAATCTATTGGCTTCACGATAATCTGGTTTTCCAACGTCAATTTTACTCCATTGCAAGTACATGTAATGAGTGCCAGTAATATAAGTAGGAACACCCCTATTATAGTACCATAAACCTTCCTCTCTAATTTTAAACTCATTCTCTATGTATTCTATATATTTTTCTTTAAAATCATTGGAGTATGTTTTCCAATCAAAGATTGTTTTTATTTTACTAAGTTCTTTAGGGTATTCAGTATACTCCCATTTATTACTTTTAAACTTGATAACATTACTTTGCTTTGGTAAGGCTATCCTAAGATTTTGAATCTCATATATATCCCCAATCTGACCGGTCTTACTAATTACAACAATATCATGTTCTTTGTTATAACCATACTCCCATTTCTTAGACTTGTTAAGTCTTGATATTGTATTTAATTTAATTGGAGTTACAACCTTATATAAGGTTTGTTTATACATATATTATCCTTTTGTAAAAACTGCGTACTCTGCTTTTATAGTATTAGCTGTTGCTTGTAACTGAACTCCTACATTTGCACCAGCATGATTAAAAGGCATAAATAAAAACTCTCCAGCAGCTAAACGAGCAAAAGCAGAACTGTCATCTGTAATTTCAAGATCTAAATTATCTGTAGATGCTGTAGTGCCATCTTGTTGGAATCCAGTGTGTTTTACATATAAATATTGAACAGCTGTTGCTGATGCACCTATTA